GGAGAGGTGCTGCAAACCCGGAGCCTGGAGACGCCAATACAGGTGGAGGTGGGGGAGGTGCTGCAAATCGTAATGGTACTATTACTACTAGCAGAATAGGCGGAGCTGGAGGAAGTGGTGTTATATACATAAAGATACTTCAATCTTATGTAAATTTATAAAAATATATTTATTCAATTTTTGTCATAAGTAAAAATTGAAATTTAGTGCATCAAGAAATAACATTAAAATCAAAAAAAATGATACAAAATGATTATTTTATATTAGCAACAGTTTTACCCAGCTTACAAACTTTATAAACTTCTCAAACTTTCTCAAACTTGAAAAAATGGATTACAACATGTTGAAAACCAATGCCATCAATGCGATTAATGCATTATTAGAGGCCCAACTTATGGTGGTAAGTCGCGAAAGCGGTATTGATATTAGTATTTTGCAAAAATATGTAGGTGATGCTCCAGTTATTCAAGAAAAGAAGAAACGTGCCCCACCAAAGAAGAAGGTTCCCGTTGAAGTGCCCGTGATTGAAGCAGTTATTCCAGCTATTGTAACGGAAATGCCACCTATCGAAGTGTCGCATATCGAAGTGCCAGTTACTATCGAAGTTCCAGAGAAAAAGAAGCGTGCCCCGCCCAAGAAGAAGGTGCTTGAGCCAGTTACAGAAGTGCCCGCAATCGAAGTGACAGTAGTTGAAGAAAAGAAAAAGCGCGCCCCACCCAAAAAAAAGGTGCAAGCTCCAGAAGTGCCCGCGATTGTAATGGAAGTGCCCGCGATTGTAATGGAAGTGCCAGCAGTAGAAGAAAAGAAAAAGCGTGCTCCACCCAAGAAGAAAGTCGCGGAACCAGTTGCACAAAATGATGATGTTCCGAAGAAGCGCGCTCCAGCCAAGAAGAAAACCGAAGAACCCGCAAACATGTGTTATATCTGCAAAAACACAAAAGACCTTCAAACCACTGGAAATAGTGATGGCTATGTTTGTCAACACTGCGTTGACAATTCAGATGGTCAAGCATTCTGCAAAACTTGCAACCGATATGAGGAAACAGATGGAGATGGATACTGCGGAAAATGTCAAGACTTGCAAGAAATTGCGACGGTCAAACTAGATGACTCTAGCAGTGATAGTGATAGTAGCGACGATGAATTGCCAATTGATGATGATATGTAAATAATAAACCTTTAAATAAACCTTTAAAAAAGGTTTAGCCAAAATTAACTAAAAAACCTTTAAATAAACCTAAATAAACCTTTAAAAAAGGTTTAGCCAAAATTAACTAAAAAAACATAAAAACATAAAAAACTTCAAACCTTTTTTATTTCATACGTTTGGGTTTACGTTTTTGTGTTTTTTTTCCTTTTGCATTCAGTCTTTTGCTAAAAGTTGCATTTCTTTTTTTTCTTTCTTCTTCTAAAACTTTCAAAGCTTCCATTTTTGCTTCTTTCTGAAACTCTCTTGCTTGTTTTTCTGCATCATCCGGTTGTATATCTTCATATACTGAATCATCTTCCTCTATTGATGGGTTGAGTCTGTTTTGCTCTTGTACCTTGGAAAAATGTTCTAAAGCGTTTTTTTTATATTCGTTTCGAAACTCTCTTGCTTCCCGTTCTATTTCTTCTTCTGTTAGTTCTGGACTATTAGATTCTTCTTCTTTTATTGTAGATAGTGCTTTTTTTGCGTTTTCAATTTTTGCGTTTTCAATTTTTGCGTTTTCCATAATTATTTTGGTAATTTCACTTGCATCTTTAATTTCAGATTTCATTTTAGCAACTCTTAATGAGTTACCTGGAGTAATTCGATATACTTCTCTAGTTTTAATTATATCCCCATTTTTATTCTTTTGAACATTCACTAGTCTTCCTACTGGCTTGGCTACATAAGGCTTTTTTTTTGGAGTAGTGAATGGTTTATTTATAGGAATTCCTCTTTTTCTTTGTTCATTATATTTTGCTCGATGAAATTCTTTAATTATTATTTTGTTTTGTTCCATTTCTTTTAATTTCTTTTCATGAATTACAAATCGAACTACATTTATTGCTTTCTTCCAATTTTTTCTTGCTCTTGTATTTTTACGAAAAGTTGTTGTATTTTCTTCATCATTAATGGCATCTGCTTCATGTTTTCTTAATTCTATAAAATTAAGTCGTGTATAATATCCAATTGCACTATCAATCGGGTGCAACGCAATTTTATTAATTCCAATTGCATAAGCTAAGTTTGTTAAATAATTTATTAATCTAGTTCCTTCACCCGATGGCGGAAGAGACCTATTTCCACACAATGTTTCGACCATAATTGTATCTGGTTCATGATTAATTAAACGAAAAGTAACCAATGCATAAATATCTTTTATATTTTTTCCACTATCGGAATCAAGTGAAATAAGTGTTATTGTGTTCTCATTTTCATACTCACTATTTGCAGTTTCGATAATATAATCTGTGCTTACACCACCGTCCAAAGTTGTAGCACAAAAACTACTTTTTGGTTTGTTGTATTTTTTGATGTCTATATAATTATCATAAAAATTTTGAAATGACCCTTCATACAAATCGGTATCAATTCGTTCCACATTATTTGCTTCAATAAAATACACAAATTCCATTATACTCGGTAAATCTGGGTTATCAAAATATTCTTCTTCCACTGAAGGAGGAACCCACATCATAATTTTTTTGGGGATTTTATATCCTTGCAAATATGGTGTATGTTGTCTTTTTTTAGTTGTGGACATTTACTATAATTAAATATTATTTTCTATGCAAACTGCGCAATAACCGAAGTTGTTTTTTTGCCCGTGTTTTAGAAGTGCATTTTGCAAATACTCGTTTTGTTTTGCGGTTATACACTCGATAGCATTTTTTCTTAGGCATTTTTCTTAATGTATATGGCATAATATATTAATCCGATATTATATATGTTAGCATCTTGTATTCATTCATAGTGTATGAATATTGGGGAAGCAATGTGATCAACCAATCTGCTACACGTTTATACCCATGTTTGCACGACCACCGAAAGGCAAAATCTTTTTCAATTCGTATGTTGGGCATAAATGTATACAGCCATTGAGCCACTTCTAAATATCCGTTTGCACATGACATTCTAAAGGCGTATTCTGCATTGGAGTGAGGGTCTACATTGTAATCAGATAGAAGCCATTTTGCGGTAGATAAGTTGCCCGTTGCACAGCAACGTTGAAATGCATAGTGTAAATCAATATTTTCTTCTAACAAAATAGCATGTCTGCATTCAGATTCGGTGGGAGCACTTGATATCGGCATATACATTCAACTAAACTCATCTTTTTATAAGCTTTTTGTTAGTATTTCTCTAAATTGGCCATAGAATGGTGACGCATTAAATTCCATATTGTGACATTCTTTTTTCATTTCACTTAAATCAATAGCATTATTGCAAATATATTCGATGGTTTTTGCAATAGACCACATATCATCACGCCGACTTGGTTCGATTCCTTGGCGGACATGATGGCTCGCAAATTCGTGTGTTCCAAGTAGACTTTTCCCATTCTTTTCGGGAACATGTGTTCCATTGACATCTTCATATGAACGACAAAATCCAAAATCCACTAAATAGATATCATCCGAATCACGTCCAAAAACGAAATTTGCGGGTTTAATATCTCGATGTATTAATTTACGTGAATGGAGGTCTTCAATAATGTCAATCATTTGAAGGCCACATGAGGCGGCTTCACTTGCAGATAAACAAACACTAGATAAAGACTCATCTCCTAACAAATCCAATACAAGGAAGGAGATTTGTCCGGTTGTTCCAAACCAACGCATTTTTGGGATTCGATTCATAGACATAAGATATCGATAAATTCGGGCTTCATTGGCGAGAAGACCCGTTGTGCGAGGTTCCATTTTAATGGCAACTTCTTCCCCAGTTCGGGCATTTTTGCCTCGATGCACTGAACCGAATGAACCAGTTCCGATTTGAGCTCCTAATACATATTTGGTTGCAATCATGTATGTATTAGATAATTAGTTTTTATCTGCTTTTTTTACTACCACTTCGATATCCCTTTCCTTTTTTGGCTTTAACTGTCCATCCACCTCTAATCTTTCTTCGTTTGTTCATTGTTCGCTTTTTGGTTGCCATAATACTATAATGTAAGAATAAAAATTGAATCAAAATAATGGCAATATAATCTATTTATCTATTATCTATTTAAAGAAAGAATCAAGTAAATGGCGACTCCTAAATCATGCACCTTATGCGGAGACACTCAGCACAACATTCGATATTGCAATGACCCAATTGTTCCATATTTGTTAGTGAAGGTTCGTTGCAAAAAATGGAAATCGGACAAAGCAAATGACCCGTGCATTGTGTTCAATTGGTTACATAAACGGATTGTTTCCGAGTTAAGAGCTATTTTAATTCATAAATATCACATATCACCTAAAACGAATGCAAAAGGGAAATTAGTGGCTATCATTATGGAGTTGACATTTGATAGATTTGACGTGGCAGACCCATTTTGGCGGATTCATTTACCAGAAGATTATTTATACCGTCCAGCAACCGAGATACATAACGAGCAAGAACGCCAATTACTCTTATTAAATATACAATCATACATTCAAATAACGGATGATTATTATGCGAAACATTGTGATGAATTAGTGGATATATTGTTAAATATGCTAGAAGATAATCGTCGTCCAGTAAGTGCCATTATTCGGAAACAAATTGCATACCATAAAGCATGCATTGAAGTGGAAGATGACCCATTTGAGTGTGGCATTTGTTATGATGAAATGTCGGTTACAAAAGCGGTTCGTTTGAATTGCAATCACGACTTTTGCAAGAATTGTGCCTTGACTCATATCGAGAAAACAAAATCATATTTAGTTCCATGTCCGATGTGTCGAACAAATATAACTACTATTCAACCTCTTCAACCGCGTCAACCTCTTCAACCGCGTCAACCTCTTCAACCTCGTCAACCTCTTCAACCTTTTGTAAAGGTTGAAATTACTTTAAATTAATTTTGAAAAAGCATTTAAAAAGCAATCATCTTTTTTTTCATAATATATTATATGCCACCTAAGACAAAAAAAGAGTGCCCACCAGATAAGGAAAGATATCCTCTTGACACTGGTAACTGTTTAAAAAAATGCAAACCAACCGAATACCGTCATCCAACAACACGCCGATGTAGGGTGACAAAGGAATGTCCACCGGGTAAAGAACAATTCCCACCTGGTGTAGGCAATTGTTTAAATAAATGTCCAAAGGGAACAGTCCGACATGAGATAACCAAACGTTGTCGTAAAATAAATGGATATGTTCCAACTTCGGTATCGGAGTCTAAAAGTATGTCCGCGTTTTACGTTCCACCCTTGTTGTCACCTTCTTTAGCTTCTACTGTTCCTACTGTTAAGATACCAACATCTTCTGGTTCTGAAACAATTCCTACTGTTAAGATGACATCCACTTCTGGGTCAACCATGTATCCATCGACTCAATCTACCGTGAAGATACCATCGACTCCCAAAGCACCATCTTCTTTGACTTCTCAAACATATACACCAACTAATTCTGAATCATACGATGGATTTACAGATAATGTAGAGTTATTGAATGCAAATCCCCCGTATAAAAGTTCAAGTAGTAGTTCTTTGAAAAACTCTTCATATGATTCCGAGTCGGATTCATCTAGTTCATCTGATTCTGAGTCTGATTCATCTAGTTCATCTGATTCCGAATCTGATTCATCTAGTTCATCTGATTCCGAATCTGATTCCGAGTCTAAGTCCGAATCTGATTCTGAGTCCGAATCTAGTTCTTCTAAGCCTTCTAAGTCTAAGTCCAAGTCTTCTAAGCCTTCTAAGTCTAGGTCTTCTAAGTCTTCTAAATCCAAGTCTAGGTCTTCTAAGTCCAAGTCTAGGTCCAAGTCCAAGTCTAAGTCCAAGTCTAAGTCCAAGTCAAGGTCTTCTAAGTCCAAGTCCAAGTCCAAGTCTCCGCCAAAATTTAAACCAAAATTCACAAAAGAACAAATTGCCTATGCAAAAGAAAGATTGGCGAACTCAAAAAGGAAGATAGCAGAATATGATAAAATGATGGAAAAAGAACAAAAAGAAAAGAAACATCCATCTATAAATAAAAGTCCCGTTTCATTTGAAGACATTAACCCAAAATGGTCTTCTTCTTCTGCAAGAACACCTCCTAAAACACCATCTATATCTCCTCCAAAATCTCCATCTGCAAAAACACCATCTATGTCACCATCTATGTCTCCCCCACCTCCTAAACCTATATTTGTATCGGAATGGATTAAGACTTATAAGTTTTTGGGAAACGACCATCGTGAATTATTCGAATCTTTTCCAAAAAAGAAACAAGAATTTATACTACAAATGTCAAATGGCGACCCAGTATTAATAAATCGTATGTTAATGAATGACGGTTTTAATTTAAAGTATAGTATAGGCAACCATCTTGAACATTTTTATTCATTACCACAAGAAACCCAGTATTATATAATAAAATTGACAAATAAAGACACAAATAAAATTATGAAGATAATGGGAGATGACAAAGCCGTAAAACAGATGTTGAAACAAACTGGATACAATGTATAACTATACATATAATGATTGATTTGTTACCACATATTTGAGTATTTTGTCTGGGATTGCTTTCAATAAAGCTAACAAATTCATATTTCCCATTTTTTCTGCAATCGACGCTATTTCTGCCGCAATATTATTTATTTTCAAAAGAGCTTTTACAAACTCCCCCAAAAATATACCCTTTTCTGCTAACATCTTTTGCAGAACCCATTTGCAGTCCTCAACACATTCACCTCTACACCATTCCGCCATATAATGAAATAAATCATATTGTATTTCGTATTCTATACCACCATGTATGCCAATAGAGCATTCTTCTTGAAAACATTCTTGATACATCACTACAATTTGTTTCATCGATGATGGTGTCACTGTTTCTCGGTAATCTTCATTTACCGTAATATTTGTAAAACAACTAAATATTTCTACTAGTTGTTCTATTGTCTTATCATCAAAATAACTAACAACTAACAAATCGGAAAATACCAAACAATGCACTTCTTTTAAGACAGATGCATATTCGCCCTTGGCACTAATGAGACCTTCCTTTAAAAATCCCCTTTTTTCTAACAAATGAAGGGTTGAATCAATTGACACATTCACATGTTGTTCTGCATTCTCTAGTTCCGCGCCTTTCTCCGCCAATAATCGCCGTTTTTCATCATATACGTTTAATGTATTCATATCTGCATCCACATATTTGTGTTCATCTTTAATGGTTTGCAGTTGACGGTCAATGTCTTTCCTCTTTTTGTTTACTGAGAATGGTCTATTCTGGTTAAGGCTAATATACTCCCTAACAGTAACAATGGGTGTGCGAATATGTTTAATGGATTCTTCGTATCTATCTATTTCGGATTGCATGTTCACAATGTCTCGTTTAATACCCCCAATTTGTCGTTCAACATCATCTTGAATCAAACTTTTGCGTGAAAAGGTGGCTGGTGCTTTTCCTTGTTGAATCAATTCTAACAAAAGATGGTAGGATAATCTGAAATGGGATGTTAGTGATTGGGGGGCTCCTTTAAGCATTGTTTTATAACTAATTATTTCGGCACTTCGGAACAAATTGTTCAAGTGAATTACATGCCCAACGGTGTCAAGTCCTAATCGACCCGCCCGCCCGGCGGCTTGGGTATATTCGTGCCCATGTAACATTCGAACACTATGTCCATCGTGTTTGTTTATATCTGTAAAGATAGTTGTTTTCACGGGTAGGTTTAATCCAATCGCCACGGATTCAGTGCAGAAGAGTAGTTTAATCTTTCCTCTGGCAAAGAGCAATTCAACCATTTCTCTTAGAACCGGAATAATACCCGAATGATGCATTCCAACTCCTTTTTCTAACAATTGTACCATTTCCATATATTCGGGTAAATGAAGATATTCTTCATAATTAGGCAATTTTCGGATAATCTTTTCGCAATCGTATCGGATAGTGTAAGGAATCTTGGAATCAAATTCTAACAAATTGGTTGTTAGTTCCTTTGCACATATTTCCAATTGTTTGCGACTGAATACGTAACATAATGCGGGCAACATTTCATTTTGTGTTAGATATTCAGTGACTTTGTTTAATACATGACCACGTTTGACACGAACTGATTTTTGTCCTAACAAAGTGAGCATTTTATTCATTCGTATATAATGTTCTTCATTGAATGTTCCTTCGGCGGACTGAATGATGTGTGGTGTGTTAATAAGACTGTTTATTTCTGCTTGAACAGTCTTATCTTTAATTGTTTTAAATGCAGAACTACTAACAGTTAAAAATGAATAATGTGTTAGTGGTACTGTTCTTGTTAGTTTTACTGCCAAATATATTTCACGAGAAGATTGGGTTTCAATCCATGTGGCAAATTTGACTGGGTCATTCAAGGTGGCAGATAACCCAACCATTTGAACATGACTCGGCATCATCATGATACTTTGTTCCCATACATGTCCACGTGACATATCATTTATCATATGAATTTCGTCGAAGACGACACATCCCAATTCGGTTTCCATATTCATATCAAACGTGGTTGATACATTGGTCATCTTTTTTCCGCTGTATAATTTATTCAATAGAATTTCGGTTGTCATGATTAATACATCCGCAGCGGTATTGCAAGATATATCACCTGTAATGATGCCGACACTTATGTCTGGAAATTTCTCGGAAAAATCGTAGAATTTTTGATTGGACAGTGCTTTAATGGGACTACAATAAATGACTTTTTTTCCGAGAGAATGAAAATAACGGATGGCAAATTCGGCGACGACACTTTTACCAGTTCCGGTTGGCGCGGTTACTAACACGTGTTTTTGATTTGTTAGTGCTTCGATACTCCATTTTTGAAAATCATGCAGTTCATGTGAAAATTGACTATAATATGAATTATATTGTGATTCATTGTTTGCGGGATAAGTTGTATTGCAGATAAAAACCATGTCTAGGGATTGTTAGTATACATTGTTCATTTATGTTTAGATTATTTAGTGATAACATTTTGGCAGAAATGAATATAAAAAAATGAAATGAAACTAATGGATGAGTTTGGGTTCATCTTTACCTAACAAAACATTGAATACTAACAAAAGAATGAATTATATTTCGATTATTGTGCCGACTGTAAATGGATTACAAGAAGTTGGAGGTGCCCCATTGAGAGATTGGTTGAATTATTGGAAAGTGGTGAATAAGGATGCCAAAGTATACCCAGAAGAAAATATCGAAGTAAGAGAACATGTGAGCTCGAGAAAAAGAGGCCAAAGACGTCAAAGACCCCGCGCAAATGCGTATGTGCCGAACAGCGATGATAGAATAGAGCAACTTATTGAAGCATATGCAACCGGATATGAAACTCCCTCTGTGGAAGAACGCGATGACGATGTTTAGATTGTAGTTTGTTATATAGTATATAGTTTAGTAAATATAAATTGTAAATAATTTTGTTTTTTATTTGAATAATATATGCATGCTTTCATTATTTTTTTAATTTTGATTTTGTTAGTATGGTGTAGAATTGCATATTCAATGAATAATTCAATCAAAGAGGGTGTTGTATCTGGAGATGAATTACCATCTGATTACACGGATGCTATAAGAATTGATTACACAGATGATATACCACCATCTATTGATTACACGGATGCTATACCACCACCTCCAGATACATCTCCGCCATATACAGAACCTCCATTAGATGCATCTTTTGTAACAGCTATTTTGAAATCTTTATTCCCTTATTTAAGACAAGATGAAACGAGTAATTCAATTATATTTGAACCACCCCAAGGCCCCAAAGGTGATACTGGTGGACTAGGACCGAAAGGTGATATAGGACCCAAAGGTGACCAAGGAGTAATTGGAGAAAAAGGACCCAAAGGCGACAAAGGTGCTACTGGAGACGCTGGCGCCAACACATTTGATTTTAGTAAAATCATGTTAAATGGAGATTCATATAAACAAAACAATAAAGAAGAAAATAATAATGGACCAGAACCCATCGCCTCACATTCAACTCTTTTTAGTTAGTATACTTGTTTTTTTTATTTGAATAATATATGCATGCTTTCATTATTTTTTTAATTTTGATTTTGTTAGTATGGTGTAGAATTGCACATTCAATAAAGGAATCGTTTAAACAACCACAAGTTCAAAAACAAGTTCAAGAACAAGTTCAAAAACAAGTTCAAGAAGCACAAAAACAAGTTCAAGAACAACAACAAGCACAAAAACAAGTTCAAGAACAACAACAAGCACAAGAACAAGTTCAACCACCACCCGCAAAAGAAGTATCCGACACTTATATGACCAATCTTATAAATTCTTTTAAAAATTATTTAAAAAAAGATGCATCTGGTATGCCTCAAATACAAAATAATAAAGATGGTTCAACTAGTTTTATATTTGAACCACCAATAGGACCACAAGGTTTAAAAGGAGATAAAGGAGATAAAGGAGATAAAGGAGATAAAGGAGATAAAGGAGATAAAGGAGATAAAGGAATACAAGGAATACAAGGAATACAAGGTGCACAAGGACTACAAGGTGCACAAGGTTTAAATGGACTGCAAGGTTTAAATGGACTGCAAGGACAAAGTTTAAAAGGTGATAAAGGTGATAAAGGTGCACAAGGTTCAAAAGGTGATAAAGGTGACCAAGGAATACAAGGTTTAAAAGGAGAACAAGGTTCAAAAGGAGACCAAGGAATACAAGGTTTAAAAGGTGATAAAGGAGACAAAGGTTTAAAAGGAGACCAAGGAATACAAGGTTCAAAAGGAGACCAAGGAATACAAGGTTCAAAAGGTGACCAAGGAATACAAGGTTTAAAAGGTGCACAAGGTGATAAAGGAGCAACCGGCGAAATTGGTGATAAAGGTAATAAAGGTGATTCGGGCCCACCTGGGTCAAACTATATAGGTTCTACCGTATTTTATGAAAGAAAGAGACAAGATGCAAATAATGTCCCAGAACCCACGTCTGCATATTCATCTATTTTTAGTTATTAACCAAAAACCTTATACGTACTAACTAGCAATCCACAAACAACAATTCCAATAGAGACATAATCATCGATGGTAGTCGGAACATGTAGCCAGAATGTATTTGAAACAATTTGACTACCGAATAAAAACAAATATCCAGCAATAGTTAACTTGATTGGATTCATGATACTAACACCAATACGCATTGCGGGGATGGCAACACACCACATACAAGTTGCCCAAAATTCATTGGCAATAATCTTTTCAAACAACGTATCATTTATACGAGCCTTTGTTGTCTGTAAAAATAAAGCAATTTCTTGCAATACAGTAGCGATGGTTGTTAGTAAAAGCCATAACGCAAGTTTATACATTGTAGATGGATTCATATAGTAATGCGATATAATTAAAATATAAGGTTAATGTAATGCTAAACATATATCTTGTGTTATATTGGAGTTTTATGATTATTGCCGCCATTATTTCTACATGGGGAACATTTGTAACTTTACCATATGAACATTTAGGACAATGGGATGCAATCAAGATGGCACTTCCCTTTGCATGGGTTGACTGGATTTTCCTAACATTGGCCATTTATATTGGTAACTTACATAGTCTGGCAACCCCACTTCAAATGAAGTTTGGAATTACCATGTTAAAGTTTTTCTTGATTATGCTTTTTACTAAATATTATTTGCATTCAGAAATTAGCCGAAGTGATGTGGTGGGATTTGTCATTGTTTTTATTGCGTATGGATTAAATGTAACGGGAACAATATCCAAATATTTAGGTATTCCAGTCGAGAAGCATGATGATAAAAAAGAAGAAAAACCTACAACAGCGGCAACAACAACAACAAATGAAGCTAAACCAGTTCCTACAGCAACAGCAACAACGGCAACAACCGAACCAAAGGAACCAGAGAAAAAATAATTAATTTCTTTGATTATGATATAATGAATGTTTTAGACGCTCTTTTTGGTCCCGTGAGTAAAAAATATTGCAGTTTTTTCTATTATTACTCAATCATTTGTTTTATATTTTACATGATAGCTGTTATTGGAGTTGTCACATATGGCATTAAACATAGTAAAGGAGCGTCTTTTTATGTGTTCTCAATTCTGGCAAGTTCTATCTATCTTATTGGTTATTTCCAGAACAGATTGTTATTTTCAATGTGCGCACGTTAAATTATCTTTTGATATTATATGGAAAATATAAAATCAACCTTATTTTCGCCAATAAATTCGGTCAAATACTGTGATTACTTTTACGTATTATCGGTGTTATCATTTATTACATTTATCTACGTATTATTTAGCAAAACAATTGAAGCTTACAAGGTAAAACAGAGTGGATGGGACCATTTTTTCTCAGTCATGGTGATTTTGACTAAATTTTTATTATATGCCGAATGCCGATTGTTATATTCAATGTGTGTTCAGTAATTTGTTATATCCGCACTACATAATCGCATTACATAATCGCATCATCCTAACAAATATTTTTGACAAATATTCATAGTCCCTTAGTTAGCGGGTGGCGCTCAGCCTCCTCTCATTTTTCTAGTTCTTCGAACTTTGCGTTTCTTCAGTAAGCAACTCTTTCTTCTGCACTTTGCGGTGTGTCTGTGTCGGGGCATTATATTATACTATTTTATAATATAATTTTATTTGAATGTATGTTAGTTGTTATGATATCCTAACAAATTCACAAATAGGTTAATAATGTCTAAATAATAATCCATGGAGGCGGATATAAAATCTCCCGCATAGTTTTTGCTTAGTATTTGTTGGGTATCATAGACAATAAACATAGAAAACAGTATTATTGCCGCACCAGACAACCCTTTATGCATGATGGACAATCCATTACCAAAAATAGAAATAATGCGTAAAACAATCAGCAATAAAAGAGACCAGAACAAAAAGGCTCCAAAACGTGGTCCTAAATTTATTCCCCCAACCATTAGAGCAATGCCAGTTCCCATCATGAGGGCAAAAAAGGACAATGCACCTTTAATTGCAATCTCAATCGCCCGTTCATCGACTATTTCTTTGTAACGGGAGAGAGACAATCCAAATGTATATGAAAAAATACTAAATAATATGAATTTCATGAAAGACGGCATAGGAACCATCCCTAACAAAAGGATGATAAGCAATTGAATAGCAAATAAATACCAATGGCTGATAGATGATTTGTTAGTATGAACCATTACATAATAAGAGATGCTTAATTGAACGAACAAATTGGCAAACACTAAAATCAGAAACATACGTTTTTGATACATCAAATCCAACAGTTTTGACATTTTATATTATTGGAAGAAATTAATTATGTTGTTCCCGTAAACGTATACATGCTTGGCAAAACAATTGTTCCCATTCTGGTGCATCATCTCCATATTGAACGGTCAAATCTTGATAGGAATGCATTATTTTGCAACCTTTACATTTGGTTTGACAATTGAAATCATAACATGACGCACAAAATGGCATTTCTATTATGTATGGCTGATTGGGAAATCGAAATAGGGTGTTCCAAGTGTATCCCTTCTTTAAGTGCCTTGTTTCCATACAATATGAATCGGAACAATATATTAAACACGTGTTACACACGTTTGGGTCGTCTGGATTAGTATCTTTTTTTAACACTTCTTCTCGGCAAATGGTGCATTGAATCATCATTAACATGGTTTATTTAAATATAATACGTTGACAATGCATTAGATTTCAATTTTGTTACAATAGTTGCAATCGAATCTTCCGTTTTAAATTGTCTTCGTCACTAAAAACATGTAACCTTACTCTGCGAGTATCTCCAGTCTGAAGAGTTAAATCAGTTGTTTTCAATTTATACGTGATATTCAATGATTTCAAATATACATTAAATGTGTTAGTGCATTCATTGACCGCTTTTTTATCAAAGAAATAAGCATCGCATTCAACTGGACTTTGTCCAGAAGACACTGCTAACAAGGAACACTGCGTTTGCACTTTGCGGATGGCACGCATTTTGTCATTTATATAATCCAACTTTTCTATCCAATGAAGACAAAATTGAGTTGCATTATCTGTTAAAGGAACACCAGACTTGGATAAAAACAAAGTCATATTTATCAAATCTACAATTCGACGAATGGGGCTTGTTATATGTAGATATTTGTCGACTCCTAACAAATCATGACGAATAGTGGTTGCATCATTGGTGACATATTCGCACACTGCATTTTTCCAATTTTTGACCGCCATTGGTAGCACATCATTATCTGTTAGTGTAGCCCGTCTAAAAATTCCCACACCATAATCAGTATACATTTTTTCTGCAACGGCTATATTCATTTTGCCCATCCAAAAGGCGACCAATTCATGGCTATCGACCACGGTTTGCAGTTTATTTGTTAGTGTAAATAATTGTTTATATTCTTGCAACTGCAATAAATCATCTTCTTCATATACATAATTGCGGGAAACTTTGATTTGACTACAATAAAAGGTGGTAGATAATATGGTTCCGGTATTAGTATCTAATATAACTTCCATTGTGAATGTGTGTCGAGATTTTCCTTGGACAAGACTACACATTTCTTCCGACAATTTAGGAGGTAACATGGGTTTTGTTTTGTTAGGTAAATAAATAGTGGAAACTCGTGTAACATAATCCCATAAGTGAAAGGTATCCAACCAATGTGGCACATTGGCAATATGAACACTGACTTTTGTTTTTCCATCTGGGATTGAACTAATACTGAACGCGTCGTCAAAATCCTTTGTTCCTTGAGGGTCAATCGTTATTGCAGCAATAAGTGGTTCAATAGAATGACGCGGTGGTTCTATAAGTGGTTCTTGCATCTTCTTGGTAAAAGATTGGATTGAAATAGCAACCCCTTTACATTGCAATTGGTATTCATAATAATTATCTAACAAATGAACATCGCCAATGACATTTGTTAGCATTCCTCTTGGATTTAATTCGGTCCATTCAATAAATCGAATTAAAACATATTTGTTGGCAAACACTTTGGAAAACCCAACATGTTTCATTTCATATGGAACTAGGAAGGGTGGCACATTTTTATCATCAGGGACACACTTGTAATAATGTTTAGTTCCTTGTTTTCCATAAGTTCGATTATTTCTTAGACATAATACTGCGGGAAATTCAGTGACTTGTCTAACTGGAGAAGAAACAATCACTGCTTTGTTAGATTCATCTAACACAAAAGTATCTCCATGAAATAATTTGTTTGTCTCCACATTTGGCAAAGATTCTATACTTGCATTTGTAAGAGTATCTATAATTGAGTTGTGTTCGTATCTGTACATATTCTACTTATTATACTAACAAATCTTTATATCTAACAAATTTTATATATCGGTCGATTATCTTTGAAGGTGTAAAATGGGACAAAAATACTTAAATATAAAACACAAAATATATAATAATGGTTGATTATTGTTCTATTTGTTTGAAAGAAGAAACTCTTTCAGATTTTGCTGAAGGAACGACTTTTACAGAAGTAGATGATAAATTGTATTGTGTAAATTGTTTTGAAGATTTAGGAGATAGTATAATTTTCTGTGAGAGATGTTGTAAGTTTGGACATAGAAATGAAAATTTTGATGAAAACTTTGTAAAATCATTAGACTATGATAGTAATGTGATTTATTATCACATTAAATGTCTATTTGAAACAGAAAAATGCCCTATATGTAAAGATTATTTGGAAAACAAAGATTGTCTTTATGTTTTTGTAGATTATGGTTGTAAAATTGAATATCATAAAAGTTGTGTAGAAGATAAAAATAATATTTTTGAATTTGATATTTGCGAAGAGTGTGGCATTTCATTACGAGTAAAGTGTGAGAGTTGCAATCATAGATTTATGGATTGTTATAATGACAATTGTGATACAAATTATAGTTGTTATGATGATGATGGTAGATATGATGGTAATTGTAGTGCTTGTAATTGGTAAATTTGTCCAATTTTAAATCTTCAAGGGTGTAAATCTTCAAGAGTGTAAATATAAAAAATATTAATTATATTATGGGCATTTCTTGCGAAGCGGCAAATGAGAAAAGGTGTAAATATTTATTTTTACAAAACGATTCGTTAAAAAATTATATAATTTATAAATGACTTACACGACCATAAAAATTATAATGTGCACCTTCCCTTTCAGCTGGCCAACAGTATCCAATATTTAAATTTTCCCCAAAGGAATAACATTGACCGACGTTGCTTGAAAAAGAACGACACACCCTCTTCAGCGCTGCCTCTTAGTCCCTTATACAGAATCTGATATTTTTACTTCTTCTACTGCAATAGGTGTTGTTGTTGTTGTAACCAATTTTGGTAAATCTTTTTCTATATTTATTTTTTTCACCACTTCTCTTTTAATATTTTGGTTTTGCAACCAATACATTAATGTGCTAGGTAAAATGGCGACATTGTTCATATAAGTTCGATAAGATAATACAGTCACACTTGAATCTAGTCCAAATTGAATAGAATGCCACCAATAAGCGGGGATAGATAAACATTTACCCGGCACTAACACCAACTCTAGACATTTAATCTTGTCAAAATCTGCTCGAAATTTTGGCTCGACGGACCAAGGGTTGATTTGAGATCGAAATTCAAACGTATCGTAATCATTTATTGGATACAAATATCGACTGCTTTTAGGAGGAGACAATTTAATGCGAATTGTTCCTTGCGTGACAGCAAGAAAGGTGCGATAATTCAACTCATATCGAAATGGAGTAGTCGCATTTTCGGTGCCCATCATAATGTCGTAGTAACAATTGGATACCATTGGTGGTCTAAGAAATTCGTCGTTGTATTGCATGTGTTTGTTAATTCCCGTTTCTAACAAAAAGTCTTCATTGTTTTCAGAAAAGTAGGATGCTGTTTGGTCTTCTTGAAAAAGGGCGTTTGCCAATTCCATCGAAAGTGGCACATGGTCTGGGTCAGATGGACTACGTATTTTAATTTCAAACACGGGGTAATTCTTGAGAATATATGATTTGTTAGTTGTTTCGATTAATTTAGGATTGTCTAAATCAAACATAACGGGTTGTCTTAAATCACATATTTCTTCTAATTTGTCTTTAGAAGCTTGGTCGATTTCATATATCTCGAGGTCGTCACTTGTTTTTAAATGAAATTGAATATGCAAATATAGGAAAAGAACAACGCAAAAGATAAATGTTCCAATAATTAATTCCATGTGTTATTATTGAAACACAAAGTATTGTTACCTTTTTTACGAGATATTTATCTTTATAATGCCTCAACTGCAAAAAATGCAAGTGGAAAAAAGAGAAGAAAATCCAAATCAAATAAAAAAAGAAAAACAATAAAACTCAAATAAAATAATATTTGTTTACTATAAAATGTCCAATATTTTGCCATTCGAAATAATATCTACTTTAACCGTGAATCGTTTTGAGATTGACTCTATTGACATACGTCTCTTTACATCGGCTGTTATTCGTGTTAATTTATTGGATTCAAATGGATTTCGAGTATGCGTAAAGAATGTATTGATGGAGGGAGAAGATTATGCAAACTGGGGAAATGATGACCAATACATACTAACATTTATAATGAACTCTTTAGGATTTACACCAAAACCTATTGCCGTTGTTGAAGAGCCTATTGCCGTTGTTGAAGAGCCGACTCTCGTTGTTGAAGAGCCTATTGCCGTTGTTGAAGAGCCGACTGTCGTATTAGAAGAAGATAAGAACCCACTTATATAATAAAATTGAATATTTATTTATTGAATAAAAGAATCTAGCAATTATGTCTTATTTTCCAATATTTGACAATATGCATTAATGAAAAAGAACCAATATACAATCGACAATTTGCGGGATTGTTTAGACGGTTATTTATGATTTATTTTAATGTTTTCAATAATGAAAAAGTTCAACTTTTCAGTTCAGCTAGCAATTGCCTTATTATGACCTATTTCCATCGAATTGTTCAACTAACAAATAAAACAATTGACCCAAAAGAAAGTAACTCTGATTTTAATGAATTGAAGAAATTAGTTTATTCAATTCATCACTCGCTAAAAACAAACAAAAATATAGAATGGACCGTCCATTGCATTGAATATCACCTATCTAATTTTGAATAAACGACTTCACTTCACAATATGTATTTTCTTTTTTGTTTCCTTATCAATGACCACAGATATAATACTATAGATTTGAGCAAACACGAATGGCGCTTTATGCATATAACATATCTCCAATATATCGGGTAATTCATCATTAAATCTTTTAATCATATCCATGACAAATGTTTTATGTTTATCTAAATCGAGAAGAGTAATTGTTTTTAAATAAACATGAACCACTATAGTTCCATATGTGGCGGAAGTGTCTTTTAACTTTTGATACACGTGAGAGACAATTTGTGGATACGTTGTTTCAGATGCAATTAATTTAAAAACAGCCATATTTAAAAAAACCTCATTTTTATTTGCCGACATCAATTTATGTAAAATATCAGCGGGGGTATCGGATGGTTGTATGATTTGGCTTTTAAAAAAATCGTTCATTTAAATGTATTTATATTATGAAACATACATTTAAACTTATTTACAATGCATTATTAAATTGATTCATCTAATGCAACAAGCGGTTTGGCTACATTTAATAAAGTAATAGATTGCAACTTCATAATATGGTCCTTTGCACTTAGTAAATCCATTTCTAGCTTGACAATTCGGGCAGCCATTTCTTCCATCTGTTTTGTATCCACTTGTGCGGGCATGGGTTCTTGAGGCATCGCACATTTATCTTCTAATTGATTGATTCTAGCCACCAAAATAGAAATAGCTTGGGGAATAGTCACTTGAGGAGGCAACTGTTTATTTGCACTGTTGGGATTGTAAGTGGGGGTAGGAGTCGACATGGGTCGCGCAGATTGTTGTTGCTGTTGTTGTCTCTGTTGTTGTTGCTGAGTAGGAGGTCTAGGTGGGGGTGGTTGTTGTCTACGATTCATATAATATTACTATCGGACATATTGTTTTCTAAATATAGACGCATGTATCAATTCCCCTAAACTATTGTTTTTATTTCTTTTTATAAAACATATGGACACATTAGACGAAATCACCAAAAGTGTAAAGCCATCCGGGTTTGTGAATCATGTATTCAACTTTAATGATGAATCGAAAGATGAAATGATGAATATTGTTCAGTATGCGGTTTTAGCAATTCTACCGGTCATTATTCTAAATAAGGCAACTCAACGACTTATCCCCGAAGCCGATGACGAGAAAGGCACCCCCGAAATTGCCATTGAAGTCATTCTGCAGACCGTGTCCATGTTTCTAGGTATTCTGATTATTCACCGAATTATTACTTACATTCCCACCCACAGCGGCGTTAAATACAGTCCTCTGAGTGTGACCAGTAATATTTTAGCCGTTTTAGTGATTATTCTGAGCCTTCAAACCAAATTAGGAGAAAAGGTAAGTATTCTAGTGGACCGAGCAGTCGATGCATGGGAAGGTGATGAAAAATCCAAGCTCAAGAAAAGACCATCCAATGTGAAGGTAAGTCAACCCATTTTGCAGAATCAGCAAATTAGCCAATCTCTTGGTTCCAGCGGGTCTACTCCTATTAGCCAGTTACCGATTGCTCCTCAAATTACCAAACCCCAGCAACAAGAATACGTGAACACATACCATCAATCTAACACATATGGCACACAACCACAAGCGTCGTATATGAATAATCAAATGATGGAACAAGGTGAGCCGATGGCGGCCAACTTTGGGGGGTCTTCCTTTGGCAGCACTTTTTAGTAGAAATCTATAAATAAATCTATTTATTATTTATAAAAATGGAACCATTGTATACCGAAGAAGATATACAACTCTTGACTATCCATACAAAAAAATATCATGCCACTATAGGTTCATCTGTTATAACAATTCCTCGTTTGTTAGAGTATTTTACAATTGGAATTGAATATCATAACATTCATCATTTTGATATATTAGTTCCCGGGTATAACATACAACAATGCTATGAAGATGGACATAAACAACTAATATTAAAAGACATTAAAGTTGGGTATATTCAAATGTTTAAAAGTTTATTTCATGTCCTATACAATGAAGATACTGGTAGATATGAATCGTCTCCTTTTTTTAGAAAGATTGGATTGCAATGGTAGAATAACTAACAACTAACAACTAACAAAAAATAAAAAGACTTGAAAGAATCGTGAAAATAATATTAATTATAGATTAATATGATTGAAGACGCTGAAAAATTAAACAAAGCATTGGAGAACCAACAG